GCGTTGTTCGAGGACAAGTCCCGTGAGGTGTTGGCACTGGCCCGCAAGTGGGCGAAGGCAAACCGCACCACGGAAACCCGCCTGCGCACGGTGGTCACCAGTGCCAGAGGGGCCAGGATGTCCAAGATCGCTAACGACGCCCGGTTGCTGCGAGCCCTGTACGACCTGTGACTGTTGCATAAAAACAACACCCACCCACATGAGGCCCACCCGGGCCTCTTTTTATTGCCTGCGCAACCCTGCGGAGGTCGGGAAAATCCGTCGCTGGCTCGGTTTTTGTGCCCCGGGTGCGGCTACCCCCTCGGGCCAGTGCCAAAAAGGAGCCACCCGCCCCAGTTTTACCCGGAACGAGTGGCTCAAGGTGGGAGCCACCCCACCAGAGGAGACACTCACATGGCAATCAGTTCGGTTGAAGGGCTGCGCGGGCTGCGTCGTAGAGCGCCGTGCATTGGTTCAGGGCTGCGTGGAGTTGGGCTGCGTCGGCAGCGTACCTGACAAGAAATTCTGCATCTGGCCGAGCCAGTTGCGCTCCGGTGCAGCCAACGGAGGCATCGGTGGAAGCTGCGGGGGCAGTGGGCACGTCGGCACGGGCTGCGGGGCGGTTGCGCAAGCCTGCAAGAAGAGCGTCACGCTCAGCACGGTTACGAGTTTCTTCATGGCGGGCCTTCCGTAGTTGCGCGTCATATTGCAGGCGCAGTGAATCTTCCGTTGCGCGGGCCAGTGCAATCGCGTCGGCGTGGGCTTCGGCGGTGCGGGCACGCTCGATAGACCAACGCTGCTCAACGGCTTGCGACCCTGCGTGATACGCCTTCCAGTGCGTGGCCACGAGTAACGCTGCAATGACAGCGGCCAAAGCCAAGCGGAAGGCGGTGGTCATTGGTGCGTCTCCATGCACTGTTTGAACTCGGCTTCGCGCCGTAGCGTCAACCCGCGCACGGGCTGGCCCTTGAACTTGTCCCAGCGTAGGATCTCGCGACACGCCCCGGGGTAGTCCCCGGCGTTGAGCTTGCGGACCAACGTGGATCCGCAAAATGCGTTTGACCCGATGTTGTAGGCAAGGCTCAGGAAGGCGTCGTACTCGTTCTGCAAAAGGGGCACGCGCACGCACTGACGCAACGCACCCTCAAACCGTTGAATGTCCACCAGTGCCCGGGCCAGTGCCTTGACGGGTGTGGTGGCTTCGCCGGGTTGCAAGGGGGTTCCATCCGTGCGCGTAGTGGTGCCGAAGCCGTTGGTCCACTTGTCGCCAGGGAGGGGCTGGATGGCCCGGTCGGTGTAGCCCTCATGACCCAGCATGGCCACGAGTGCGGCTGCGCTGAGCGAGAGGACTGCAACGGCTGACCGGACTTTATTCATCTTCGTTGGCCCGGTGCTGTTCGCGTGCGAGTTGAAGATGTTGGTACTTGAACCACACGTTGACAAGGAAGCCCGCGAGCGCGATACACACGCCAGCGACGGCCGCGAACTCGTTTGCGGAGAGGCCAAAGATCACCGCACTTGCCGACCCGGTGTAGGTGGCTGTCGTGGCGACTTTGGTTGTCAGTGCGCTGACCGTTTCCGTGGTCGTTTGTGCAGTGGTGCTCATGGCCGGGGTACTTCCTTGTCAGTGTGGGGGCAACACGTTATTCCGCAGGATTGTGCTGGGAGGATGGCGTGTTGGCCGCTGCGACCTGCGCCTGTTTTTGCATCAGTAATTTGTTCAGCAAAATCCAGGCTCCGGTCTTGGTTGGCATTTCGCCCAGCGTGTGTTCCAAGAACTGCTCGTCTTGCTCGTTCAGGGTGTACGTGCGGGCGTTGGTTGCGGGTTGCATAGGAGTGTCCTCAATTGGTTGTTGGAGTGCCAATTATGCCGTCCGGGTACTGGTTGACCTGCGCAGCCAAACGCGCCTCTTCATCCGCAGCTTGACGCGCCGCCATTTCGGCAGCGATGCGGTCTTGCTCGGCTTGGTAAGCGGCCAACACCTCGGGCGTCCATGCTGCGTTGCAGATGGCGACCACGTTTGCGGGCACGCCTGTCAAGTCTTGGCCGGGTTGCAGGCTGGAGCGGTGAAATGTTTGCGCGATTTGCTCATCGCCTCGCATGATGCGCGTGGCCTCGCGGTACAAGACAGTTCCGTGTTCGGTGACTGTAATCTGGTCAACGGTTTTGGTTTCAGTGATTTGTGTCATGGTGGTGCTCCAATGTGGGTTAGGTTGACGCGAAATATGTTGCGCTGAAATATCCGGTGGTGGAACCAGTAAACGACGTGACGTCAACGTTCGCGCTTAGTGTGCCACTCTTGACGCCTGCGAAATACCAAGTGTCTGTCGCTGCGCCTGTAATTGGGCTGAAGGTCAAATAGTCTGTGCCAGAAGGGAAAGCAACGTAGTTCAGATACGCCGCCCCCTGTGGAAGACCTCCCGTGGCTTTTGTGAACGGTAGCCCTGTTATCTGAGCGTACCCTGCGCCCGCGCTATTTACCGTGAGCGCATCGATGGATGCGGTAACGGTTACGACGTTGCCGACCTTGGTGTATTTGCAAGACCCGGTGACAGTGTAGCTTCCTGCGGTTGTAGAACCACGCAGACCGATAGTCCAACTCCCCTCCTCATAGTCATCCAGCGTGTTGGCATTAGACGATGCGTTTTGGGTGGCGGGGAAGGTGATGCCTGTGCCTGCATGCAGTACCGCGCCCTGAAGCGCAACGGACCTATCTAACTGCGTCTGAAGTACCGAGGTAAATGCGACGGCCCCACCTGCGGTTCCGGAAGGCGCACATTCCCACTTGTGAACGCCCCCAATCTGGATGTACATCGAACCAACATCCGAGGTGATGTACTTGTACGAAGTGTCAGATGCCTCGTAGACGTTGTTGGTCAACTTGACCTGCGTGTTTCCGATGGAATACTGCTCGGCACGCAATCCACCGAAGGGCAGGATCAGTGTTGGGGAATCCGACCGCCATGTGACCCCAGAAACAGGAGTGCCAAGAGACCAGTTGGCGCTACCGGGGCTAACAAGCCTCGGATTCCCATCACCATCACTCAAGACGATGTAGTTGTTGGCAGTACGGATATCCAGACCGGCTTGGTTGCCGTTATACGCGCCGAGGATAGTGTTCTTAGACCCGGTTGTCAGTAATACCCCAGATTGATACCCGAGCGCCGTGTTGTATGCTCCAGTCGTGTTGGCCGAAAGAGCGTCTTTTCCGAAAGCACTGTTAAACGAAGCGGTATTGGACTCAAGAGCACTTTCACCGACCGCCGTATTTGCAGACCCTGCGTTATTCAGCCTCAGTGTGTTGTAGCCGATCGAAGTGTTGCTCCCGCCGCTAGTAACCCCGAGTAGAGCTTGATACCCCATACCCGTGTTCCGTGCCGCCGTAGTATTCGCCGCCAATGCACTCGCACCGACAGCCGTGTTCGTAGCCACTGAACCTAGACCACGGCCAACACGAACGCCATTGTGGAACGAGTCGTTATTGACAGTCAGGTTCGCAACCGTACCGCCGACAATCGCTGCGGACTGCCACGCTGACCCGTTGTAGATTCGGGTTTCGTTATTGACCGTGTTGAAGTATTGGTCCCCCACGGTCAGCGGGTTGCCGTCGTTGTCAACCGTGGGGTCGCTGGACTTCGCGCCGAGGTAGGTGTCGGTGAACTCATCTAAAGCCGCTGCGGCTGCGGCTGCGGAAACCGCTGCAGATGTAGCCGACCCCGATGCCGCCGTTGCACTGGTTGCCGCCGCGCTGGCCGAGTTGCCTGCGTTGGTTGCGCTGGTGCTGGCAGAACTGGCCGAGCTTGCTGCGTTGGTTGCGCTGGTGCTGGCCTCGCTTGCCTTGGTGGTTGCCGTGCTGGCACTGGTTGCGGCCGACGTTGCCGAGTTGGCTGCGTTGGTGGCACTGGTGGACGCACTGGAGGCCGAGCTAGCCGCCGACGTGGCCGAGTTGGCTGCGTTGGTTGCTGAGGTAGCCGCCTCGCTTGCTTTGGTGGTCGCAGTGGACGCGCTGGACGCCGCGCTGGACGCCGAGCTTGCCGCATTGGTTGCGCTGGTGCTGGCAGAACTGGCCGACCCCGCTGCACTGGTTGCGCTTCCGGCCGCAGCCGTTGCGCTCGTAGCCGCTGCGCTGGCACTGGTTGCGGCTGCGGTGGCGTTAGTGCCGACATCCGTTTGGAGCTCGTTCAGCTCTTCTTGGAACTGCGGTAATGCACCCAGGAAGGCGTCGCCCCGGTCGGCAAAGTTTGCGGGGTCCTGCCGACTGGGCGGGGTTGGTAGTGGGGTCAACGGCATGGGGTCTGCTCCGGTTAAGTGAGGCCTTCAATTTCCAGACTGCAATAGCTGAAATTTGAGTAAGCGATGTCTATTGTAAAGTCCCGATAGAAACCGAACACAATCAAGGGTTCGTAGTCGCTATCTTCATCCGCGCCAAGCCACACGGAAGGTGTCGCACGCAACCCGGCCAACACCTTGAACACGGAGTTGAGTTGCCCGTTCGGCAAGAACGTGCGGGCCGCGATACGCTTGCTGAAGGCGCGGACTTCAAATGTGGTGATCCCCGTTTCCAGGTTGGTGTCTTTGCGCGAGTAGTCAACGATCCCCGCACTGGTGCCACCCACCTCGCTAGAACCCAGCGAGTAGGCGGTGCCGATAGCAAACTGACCGACCGTGATTGTGCCTGCGCTGAAAAGCGTAACCGACACACGTCCGCCCACGTAAGGCGGGATATCCGTCAGGGCCAGTTCTGTCTTCGGTATGAAGGGCTCAAAGAAGTACTCGTACCAGTCCGCAACGATAGACCCTTCCAGGTCTGCCTCGTATGTGTAAATGACCGGGCCACCCGCACCGTCCGTGATTTCCACTTCAATGGAAACTGCGTTGCCCATGTTGATGAGCGCCAAACTGTTGAAGGCCACGCCGGGCTGGATAACGAACGTGAAGGGGCTTTCCGCTTCCGTGGATGTGGACACCTGCGAGTCAAACATCGCGCATTTGTTGCAAGGCCCGATGTCCTCCCACTTGGTGGCGTCTGTGCCCGGTTGGACCGGGTTGTTGTTCACTAGGCTTTCCCAGCGACGCACGTTGTCCACGCCGTTGATCGTTATCGGGTACACCACGACAGCGCCGATGTCGTAGTCACCGCCCGACACCCAAAGCGGGTTCGGCTCAACGGCTGTCGTGGAAATCAGTTGGTCCGTGTGAAACGGGATAGGCTTGATGACTTTCATGCTGCGGGCACCGTTTGGAGTGCATCCCCGTCGAGCGTGACGCGCTCAAGGATGCGGGTTGTCTTGCCTGTGTTGGTTGCGGTGGCACGGGTTTCGGCCCGCAGATAGTTGACCTCCTGACGCAACATGCGGATCTCGTTGGCCACTTCGCCGCCGCCCGACAGCAAGTTGGCCGACTGCGCTGCGTTGTAAACCATCCCAGGGTTCTGGAAGTTGATGAGCTCTGGCCCCTGCTCGCCCACCAGTGCCAAGCCGCCCCCGTATGCCCCGCCCGTGGCGTACCCGGGCACGCCCCCGATCTGGGCCAGCAAGGCGGTGAGGTCTTCAATCTCAGTGACGAGCTTGTTGATGCCGCCGTTGATGTTGGACAAGATGTCGCGGTTGCCTTGGTCGGCCCCCTGGAACATGGTGGTCAGCGCTGCGATTTGTGGGGCCAACTGCGCCGCACCCGCGAGCGATGTGCCCTGCTCCACCAGATAGCCGCTAATGTCGGCGAACTGTTGTTGCACGTCCAGCAAGGCGACGAACTGTTTTTGGCCTGCGTCCGTGTTCAGGTTCAAGCCTTCCAACAAGGCGCGGAAGTCAGCTTTGGTGTCTAGGCTGGCCAACTGCTCAGACGTGAAGCCCACCGACTGCAACATGCCGACAAGCGTGCGGGCCGACAGACCCACTTGCTCTTCTTGCGTGTAGAAGTTCTGGACAAAGCCTTGCGTCTTGGCCGAAAGAGCTTCAATGCCCCCGGCGAGCTCGATGATGCTGGTGCGGGCCTGCACGGATGCCCGTGCGAAGTTGGAAAACGCCCCGCCGAAAGCATTCATCACCTCGCTGACCGACTGGATCGCGATGAGGCGGTCAAGCGTGTCAGACAGCGTTTCGCCCACCATGCGCAGCGGTTGCAGGTAGTCAGCGAACTGGTTGATCAGCGCCGTGCGGTATCCGGCCAAAGCGTCACCGATCTTGGTGGCGATCTGTTCGTTGGAAAGCCCCTGGAACGACAAGTTGATGGCCTGCGTAAAGCCCTTCACACGGTTAGCGGGCAAGCCCAAAGCCACCGAGTAGAGCTTCATCTGGCGTGTGACGAGTTGCAGGTTTGCGTCCATGAACTGGTCGAGGCCAGCGTTGACGGCCGAGTAGTTGGTGCCGCTCTTGTTGCTGCGGAACCATCCACCCTTCTGGAACCAGTTCTGATACTGCGTGAGGTCTGCACCTTGCTCACCGAACGTGCCTCGGAACCCGGTGTCCGTTGTTTGGACTGCACCCATGCCGAACGCACGGTTAACGATGCCTCCGATAGCCCCGCCGATGGCTCCACCGATAGGGCCACCCAGGATCGTACCAATGATCGCGCCTGCGTTGACTGCGGTGTTGCCCGAGCTACCAACTGCGGAGAAGCCGTTGCTGATGGCCTTGCCGATGACGTTGCCTGCCATCAGGCCCGCACCGTATGCGGCCAACGTGCCCGCACCCATGCCGACGCCGCCTGCGTAGTTGCCACTCGCGAAGATATCTTTGGCCGCGCCCATGTTGGTCATAAAACTGGCGTTGCCTGTTGCTGCGGACATGAACCCGGTCGCACCGAACTGGCCAAGCGAGGCCAAGCTGGATCCCAGGCTGAACAAGTTGCTCGCGCCGCTTGCTGCGTTGCCCGTGCCTGTGACCCCGGAGATGACTTGGCCAAGTGGAGCCATGATCGGCTTGATGATGAACTCGGCAACCGTGGATTTGAACTTGTTTTTGATGTAGTCCGTGATATTGTCTACGAAGCCCTTGCCATTCTCGAAGCCGCGCATCAGTGCAGCGGTCAAGTCCTCGGTGATGGCGTCACTGGCTTTCTTCCACGCCTCTTCGGCATCCTTGGCCGCTTTGATGTGGATGGCATCTTCTTTCAACTCGGAGAGCTCGTACAGTGCCGCCGCTTGCTTGCGCAACTCTTCGACAACGGATGCGTCTAGACCCGCCTCTTCCAGCAAGCTGGCTCGGCGCAGCAAGCCCGCAGCGGTTTCCCGTTGCTTGGCCACGGCTAGGGCGTCCACGTACTCCTTGCCGAACTTGGCTTCCAGGTTGGACTCTTGTTGCTTTTCAATTTCCTTCTCCAGCGAGTCAGTGCTCTGCTGGAGCTTGGTGATGTAGTCGGCCCGCTCTTTCGCGGCCTCGTCAAGCATTTTCTTCTCGTCGGCGAGGGCTTGCGTTTCCTCTTCCGTGGCCAACATCACTTCCAGCGTTTTGGTCAAGTGTTGTTTTTGTGCATCAGTCAGTTTCAAGACGCCGTTCTGCAAGTCCTGCATCGTCTTGAGTGCCAGCTTCTGGCCCTCCGTCAACTTTGCGGTGCCTTGCGACTCGAGAAGCATGGTGCCCGTCTTGTCTTCAATACTGTCGATGAGCTTTTTGTATTGCTCTTCCAGCTTGGCCGCTTCCGCCGCCATTTTCTTGGTCTCTTCGTTTACGACAGGGGCTTCCTTTTTGGCCGCACGTGATGCCGTGGCCATTGCCTCCATCGTGGTGGACCCGGTGGTGTTCCAGGCTTTGTCAGCCCGGGCCAGTGCCTCCGACCAGTCCTTCTGGAGGTCGTTGGCGTACTCTTTGCCGATGTCCACTGCGCCCGCGAAGTCGCCCTTCATGATGGCCATGAATTGCTTCCCGGCCGTCATGAGGGTTTTGCCCAACGAGTAGAACACTTCCACCACGATCACGCCGATGGAGTACACGCCGCGCAAGGCTGCGGACAACACCTTGGATATGTTCTTCAGGCGGTCACCTTCCGTCATGGCCGTGAAGAACTCATCAGCAAGGCCGGAAAGCGTTGGCAGTAGTTCAGCGGCGACCTGCGTGGCGATGCCCTGGAAGCCCATGCCCACCAGATCAAGCGTGTCGTTGAAAGCTGCGGCCTTGGCTGCGGTTTCCGTGTCAATCGTCAGGCCAAGTTTGCGGGCCATCGCATCAAACTCATCGAGTGCAGCGGAGCCCCCGGCCAACACCGACAGCATGTCAGTCCCGGTCTTGCCGAAGAGTTGCACTGCGAGCGCGGACTTGGCTGCGCCATCTTCGTACTCGTTGAACTTGTCAGCCACCTCGCCAAGAACTTGACGACTGGTTTTCAGCGTGCCGTCCGTGTTGCGGGTTTGGATGCCCATCGCTTTGATCGCATCGTTGCCGCCCGCAACGGCGACAGACAGTTTTGTCATCGCGCCCTGAAGCGAACTGCCTTCCATGCCACCTAGTTTGAAGGCCAGTTGCAACCCGGCAAGGTCTTTCACTGCGACGCCCGTGCGCTGCGAGAGCTCGTCCATGGCGTCGGCTGCGTTGATGCCACTCTTGACCCATCCGGCCAAAGCCGTGATGGACAAGCCCGCACCGATCGCACCGAGTGCGGTAACGGCAAGGCCCGCAGCCTTGCGCATCTTGGTCATCGTGCCTTCAACCGTGTTCAGGGCTCTGTCCATGTCCGCCTTCAAGCGGGCCACGTTTGCGGCCATCTCGATGGTGAGGGTTCCTACAGATGTGCTCATTTGCGTCCTGCCTGAATGAATGCTTTGAAGGCGTTGGATACCTTCTTAGCCACCACGTTTCTGTCAAACTGGTTTACCGGGTCACCGTATGGAGGCGGGCACTCGGGCCGTTCGCTTTCGTGGGCTTGGTTCAAGTATGCCCTAGACATCGCCCTGAGCGCGTTGAACTCCCAGGCTTGCAAGTGGAACCCCGTGCAGCGTTGCCACGCTTCGAGCTCTTGCGCGGTGAGCACGCTTGGCGACATGCCCCCGGTGGACACCATCCCAATGTCTTGCCAGTAGTGGATGAGGTACACGCCCTCGCCTACATCGGGCATCAGTGGGGTGCCGCCGTTTGATCGAATGGCCTCGGCGCGAGTGGGGGGCTTGGCTGCGGGCGTTGCACCCGCAACCGATTTGATCTTGTCTGGCGTAGCTGGCGCAGAATCGAACCACGCCAACTGACGCGCATATAGAATCAGATCTTCGATGACCCCTGAGTAAAATTTGCCCAGTCGCCGACGGCTTTGTTGATCTGCTCAGAGATGAAGCCAATGCCTGGATCCAGGTAAGCGGCCTTGAACATTTCGTAGCCCGCCATT